ACCTCTACTCCAACTTTATTTTTGTATCCAACTCCAGATGGAGCTCATACTTTTAAATACTATGGTTTAACAAAAATACAAGATGCTGGTGATTACAATGATCAATTAGAAGTGCCTACTAGATTTTTACCTTGTTTAACATCTGGTTTAGCTTACTATGTGTCAATTAAAAAATCTCCAGAGAGAACTCCTTTATTAAAACAATTATATGAAGAAGAATGGAAGAGAGCCTCTGAGGAGGATAGACCTAGATCTAGTTTCTTCGCAACTCCAGAAAGAAGTTATATCTAATGCCAAAAGCAACTGGTAAATATTCACAAGCAATATCAGATAGAAGCGGCATGCAGTATCCTTACAGAGAAATGCGTAAGGAGTGGAGCGGAGCTTTAGTTCATAAATCTGAATTTGAGGAGAAGCATCCACAATTAGAAAGACAAAGACATTCTTCAGATGCACAAAGCATAGAGGATGCTAGACCTGCTAGATTAGAACCTATGACAGTTTTTGTTGGCGGTTCAGGATTTTTTGAATATAATAATTCAATGCAGGTTTCAAAAAAACAACCACCTTTGATGTCTGCTACATTAGGCAGGGTAACAGTGAGTATATCATAATGGCTGTAACTTATTCAGAATTGACACAACAAATTTTAGATTATACAGAAGTTAGCTCAGACGTTCTTTCTTCTACTGTAACTAATGATTTTATTGAACATGCAGAAAATAGAATATTTAGAGATGTAGACATTGATGTATTTAAGTCTCATCAAACTGCTAATTTGACAGCTAGTAATCCATTTTTATCTTTACCTGGTGGTAGTAGACCAGAGCCCACATCTTTAGGAACTGTGAGAACAATGCAAATATTTGCTCCTTCGGGAACTCCCACAAGAAGTTTTTTAGAACAAAGAGATGTAAGTTATATGAATGAATATTGGCCTGATCGAACTGCCACAGCAGAGCCTAGATATTGGTCATGGTGGGATCATAACACAATTTATGTTGCGCCTACCCCTGATCTAGCATATAACGTAGAGTTAGGTATAACTAGATTACCAACAAGACTGTCTAGTTCAAATAGTACCTCATGGTTAGGTGATAATGCTCCCGCATTATTACTTTACGGATGTCTTGCAGAAGCCTTCAAGTTTTTGAAGGGACCAGCTCAAATGCTGCAAATTTATGAACAATCATATCAACGTGCTCTTCAAGAGTTAGTTATAGAACAACAAGGAAGACACCGAAGAGATGAATATATGCATGGAGCTTTAAGAACTCCTTTGCAGTCAAAAAACCCATAGGAGAATAAAACATGGCAATAAGTCAAGCTGTTTGTACAAGTTTTAAACAAGAGTTATTAGTAGGAACACACAACTTTACAGCGAGTTCAGGTGATACTTTTAAAATAGCTTTATATACAAGTAGTGCTTCATTAGGTGCTAGCACAACTGCATTTAGCACCTCTAACGAAGTATCTGATTCAGGAACATATAGTTCAGGTGGGGGATCTTTAACAAGTGTTACACCTACAACTTCTGGAACAACTGCTATTTGTGATTTCGCTGATATCTCTTTCACCTCTGCAACAATTACAGCAAGAGGAGCATTAATTTATAATAGCTCTCAATCAAATAAAGCTGTGGCTGTTTTAGATTTTGGTGGTGATAAAACTTCTACCAGTGGAACTTTTACAATTCAGTTTCCTACCGCTGATGCTAGTAACGCTATATTAAGATTAGCATAGGAGAGTTTAAATGGCGTTAGTAATTAACGACAGAGTAAAAGAAACAACCACTACTACAGGAACAGGTGCTGTGTCACTTGGTGGTGCTGTAACTGGTTTTGAAACTTTTGCAGCTGGGATTGGTAATTCTAATACAACTTATTATTGTATAGCGCATCAAGATCAAGCAGAGTTTGAAGTAGGTTTAGGAACTTTAGATAGTGATAGTTCCGATTTAACAAGAACAACAGTTATATCTAGCTCTAACAGTGATAGTGCCGTAAATTTTAGTTCAGGCACAAAAGATGTTTTTTGTACATTACCTGCAAGTAAATTAATTTTTGAGGATGGAAGCAATAACGTAGCTTTTGGTGGCGCTGTAACAGGTATTACAAATCTTACAGCTTCTGGTGAATTAGACGCTGCAACATTAGATATATCTGGTGATGCCGATATTGATGGAACATTAGAAGCAGATGCAATTACATTAAACGGAACTGCTTTATCTTCTACTTTTGCTAGTTTATCAGGTGCAACTTTTACAGGTAATATTGAAATAGATGTAGCATCTGGCGATCCAGCAATAATATTGGATACACAAGGAGAAGATAAATTTCATTTTGCTGTAGATGATTCTGACAGTGATAATTTAGTAATTAAATCAGGAGGAACTGTAGGTTCTGGTAATGGACTAAAATTAGATAGCACAGGTAATTTAACAGTTACTGCTGATGTTAGTGTAGGTGACGACCTTACTGTTTTAGGTGGTGTTATTGAATTTAAATCAAACAGTGGTTCACCAGCTTCACTTAAAATGTATTGTGAATCATCAAATGCTCACTTTCAAACATTACAACCACAACCACACTCAGCTAGTGCAAGTAATACTTTAAGATTACCTAATAGTGGATCTAGTGATACGCAAGACTTGGTTGCGGTTGACATTACACAAACACTTACAAATAAAAGATTAACCTCACCAAAATTAAATGAAGATGTAGCTATTACAGCCACAGCTACAGAAGTGAACATATTAGATGGTGTAACTTCAACAACAGCAGAATTAAATATACTCGATGGTGTAACGAGCACAGCTACAGAATTAAATATCATGGATGGTAATACATCTGCATCATCTACAACTTTAGTGGATGCAGATAGGGTTGTTACTAATGATGCAGGAACGATGAAGCAAGTTGCTTTATCAGACGTAAAAACATACTTAACTAGTGCAGGATTTAGTACTGAAGATCCTACGGCTCTTGCAATAGCGTTAGGGTAATATATAAAGGAGGCTAAATGGCAAATACTTTTAAAGTTGTAACAAAAGCAGGAGTTACTAGTTCAGACGTTATTTATACCGTAGCAAGTTCTACTACAACTGTAGTTCTTGGTATTATGGTAGGCAACACTACAACTGGACAAATAACTGCTTCAGTTACTTTAGGTTCGGACACCTCTAACAGAGCAGGAGCAAATGACGAGGCTAACCAAGCAGTTGAGCTAGTTACTAATGCACCTATTCCTGTTGGAGGAACTTTGGAGTTGCTCGCGGGCAATAAAGTGGTAATGGAAACCACCGATACGCTTTCATTAGCGGCGTCAGGTGCAGCTGACATTGCTGTGTCAATAATGGAGATAACATAAGATGCCTTTTATTGGTACACCTTTAGATACCAGGAATACTTTTCAATCTTTACAAGGTAAAAGGTTTAGTGGTGATGGAAGCACAACAGCTTTTACATTAGATATTGCACCTAGTTCAGTATTTGACATAGAGGTCTTTGTAGAAAATGTTCGTCAAGATCCAAACTCTGCTTATAGCATAAGCGGAACTACACTTACATTTACTGGAGCACCTCCTTCTGGCACAAATAATATTTATGTAATTCATCAAGCTAAATCAGTAGGAACAATTAATCCTTCTAATGATTCTGTAACAGCTAGTTCTATAGCAGATGATGCAGTAGAAAGTGAACACTTAAATGATAACATTATATCAGGACAAACAGAATTAGCGGCTGAACCTGCATCAACTGATGAAATACTTGTATCTGATGCAGGAACAATAAAAAGATTGGATTTTTCTCACATTTATAGTACGCCTGCTTTTTCTGCAAAACTCTCTGGAGACAAGGGTACGTTTAGTGCTGGAGCAACAACTAAAGTGGCTTTTGATAGTGAAGTTTTTGATTCAGATGGAAAATATGACCACAGTACAAATTATCGTTTTACTCCAACTGTGGCAGGAAAATACCTTATCACTGCCGGTCTTAGAATAGCATCTGCGGCAAATGGCAGAGCAGTTAGACTAGCACTTCATTTTAATGGAGGTCAACTTTATCAAAATGGTTATTTTTTAACATCTCAGTATTTTCAAAATGATCAACCAAATGCTCCAAGTCTTGCCGCTATAGTAGACATGGATGCAGATGATTATGTTGAAATATATGGTTTTATGTATGATGGTACTAATCACACATTTAAATCGGATACATCTTACTTTCAAGGGTTTAGATTAATAGGAGTTTAGAATGAGTAATTTAATTAGAAAAATAGAAGCGTATTTAGGTAGGACACCAGATTTTACATCCGAAGTAAAAGTTCAAGATGATATGATAGGTGGAGTTAGTAATCCTTACATTAAAGAATGGAATGCAAAAGACAAAGTCAAGCCCACAGACTCACAATTAAACGCTTTATCTTCTCAAGCAACAACTTTAGAAAATAATGCAGTTGTAGATGCAAAAAGAAGAACAGAATACTTACCTTTTGAGGATCAACTAGAAATGATTTATAAGGATCAAAAAAATGGGACAACAACTTTTAAGGATCATTGTGATAAAGTTCGTAATGACAACCCAAAGGAATAAAACATGGCACTTAGTACAATAGGAACAAATAGTTTAGCAGACAGTGCAGTCACTGCAGCTAAAGCCACAGGATTTGGTAAAATACTTCAAGTTGTTGGCACTACAATAACATCAAATCAATCTGGAAACACATCAGGCGAGGTAATGATTAGTAATTATGTTGCTAATATAACACCAAGTGCAACTTCAAGTAAAATATTAGTGCTTTTTAGTGGTCCTGCACAAACAGAGGATAGTAACTCTGCTGGCCAAAATGCAGCTTTTAAATTAAGAATTAATACGGGAAGTGCGGCAACAACTAGCTCAACCGATTATCAACAAGTTAGATTTGGTGCTTATAACTATAATAGTGCATCAGGAACCACAGAAGAACATGGGTGTTTAGTATTTAATTATTTACATTCACCTTCAACTACAAGTGCTGTTCATGTAGGTATTTCTGTTGCAAATTATGATGGAGCACCCAACTGGAGATTGGGAATTGCTGATTTCAAATCACATTGGACATTAATTGAGGTAGAAGGATAATGGCTGATATTTTAAAAGTAATACAATATATTAATCCTGATGCTAAATGTCAGATTACTGATAATGATGTTAATAAAATTGAATGGTTAGATGGAACTACACCAATATCAGCAGAGGATATTAATGCAAAAATATCTGAATATGAAACTGCTGAAGCAACGAAAAAAACAAATGATGAAAGTAAAGAGGCATCAGGCAAAACTAAACTTAAAAACCTTGGTTTAACTGATGAAGAAATTAAAGCATTGATAGGTAAATAGGAGGATAGATGAGCATTACAAAAGTAACAGATGCAGGAATAGATAGAAATAGAATAGTAACTCCTCTAATTATTAATGGAGATATGTCCGTGGCTCAGAGAGGAACCTCCGCTACAGGTCTAGGTGCAAGTGCAGGATATAATACTTGTGATAGATGGAAACTTGAGGTTGAGGGTAGTCCATCAGCTAGATTTACACAAACTCAATCAACAGATGTGCCTACTGGTCAAGGTTTTACGACATCTTTAAAAATGGATTGCACTACAGCCGCAGGTTCTCCAGATGCAGATGATGCTCTTGCAATCACATACAGAATTGAATCACAAGATTTACAGTTGTTAAGATATGGCACTTCAAGTGCTAAAAAAATTACTTTATCTTTTTGGGTAAACGCCACAAAAACAGGCACTCATGCTATTTGGATATATCAAAATGATGATAATAGAAGTCAAGCACAGACTTACACTGTTAACACAACCAACACATGGGAAAAGAAAACAGTAGTTTTTGCTGCAGACACTACCGGAGTAATAGACAATAATAACGGTGAGGGTTTTAGAATTAACTGGTGGTTAACAGCAGGTAGTAATTTTACCTCTGGAACATTAGCAACAACATGGCAATCACATACAGCAGCTAATAATGCAGTAGGTCAAGTCAATAATGCAGATAGCACTGATAATAATTGGTACATTACA